GCATTGTTGTAGTTATGCCATCTCTATATCTAATTAAAAATTCGTATGTATGAGGATTCTCAAATTGTCTTCCTGTTTTATCTGTAAATATTTGCTTACCACTTTTTGGTGTCATATTAGCAAATGCAGTTATATGTGCTGATCTTCCTGTTGTATAGCCACCCATATTGTCAGTAGATAAATTTGTATTCTGTATCGTAATTTTGTTTCTTAATTTTCCTATATTAGATATACTCGGCATATTATCCTCCTAATATATTGTTTAATCTTATAACTCTATATGGTTGTAATAATTGACCTACTGTATAAGGAATAGAATTAACACTCATTGATGTAACCATCTCTCTATTCTCGTATAAGTTCGTTGTTAATAATTTAATCGCTTGAATTATTGGTGTTGGTACATCACTTGCGTTAGCACCATAACCTGCAACATATTGAACCTCATAAGCATTAGCTTGTCTTAATTCAGTTAATGTTGGCCAACTAACTCCATTCTTTAAAACTACTCTTGCCGAAGTAGAATCTACATCAGCAAAATAATTACTTGCCGCAAAAGTTGAAGCAGTATTATCATTAGCATAATATTTTACATGTGTAATACTAGCTACTGGTGGTTTAGGGAGAACTATATAATCTGCACTAACATTTAAATCAGGTGCAGTATAAACACCCTCCCTTAAATTTTCATCTCTGTAATAAGGTAATCTATCTAGAAATAATTGTAAGGTTTGTTGAGTGATTGCTCTACCAGTATATTCTTCAACATTGTTTTGTGCAACTTTTATAAGTTCGCCAATCAATGTATCATCATCATTAAAATCTACTCTCATAAAAGATTTTTGTTCTGATGTAGCTACTGCACTGGTTGTCCAAGCTGTTTTTACTTTTAGTCCACTCATTGTTTAATCCTTATTTCTTTTTGCCAAATATTTTTTTAACAATACCTTTTGTTTTCTTTTCCATTTTAGTTACAACTTTCTTTGTTGTTTCTACCATAGATTTTTCTGCATCACCATCATTTAAAAAAATAGTTGCTATATTCATTCTATTTGTCATATCATAAACTTCACCACTTTTATAAACCATAGATACAGAACCCTCTGCATTAGCACTTGCTTCTAAAGTTTTTTTCATTTTTATTTTCATAATTTTTCTCCTTATAATTTTGTAAGAGTAGGGGAAGTTCCACTCTCGCTTTGCTCCCCCTACAATATAACCTACTTATGTAGATTAATTTTATTATGCGTTTGCGTCTGAAGTTACTGGTGCACTTCTAGGTGTACCTTTTACTACGACTGCCCCATAGATTGAACCATTAGAGTGCGTTCCTACTACATCAATTACTACTCTGATGTAATGTTTGCCTCCAACATATCCTATTCCATAAGTTTTACCCATTTCTCCATTTGCATCTATCGTCATAAATGTTCCTGAAGAATCAACTGTTCCACCTGTTACATCTGTATTAGAAGTAACATCTGTGTAAGTTGTATCATCATCAGAATGCTCTATTTGCAAGTTTGTTTTTACAGTTGAACTAAAAGTATCCCCTGCCGCACCTGCATTTACGATTAATGCCGCTGATTCGAAACCTTGTAAATTAATACCAGTTCCATTTACATCAGCAGTTTTAACAATAGGAGCCAATGAAGTTTCTAATTTAATATTATTTTTTAAATCAAACATTTTCTATATCCTCTCTATTATTATGTTGTTATTGTTGTAAGAGCTTCAGGTAGAATAACTTGTCCACCTACTCTACGTCTTGCTAGATATCTAACATTACCACTTGCCGCTTGCGTAAAAGGATCTCTCATAATTGATAAAGAAACTCTATCAACAATCATATAACCTCTTCTAAAGTCGCCAAATAATACTGGTTTAAGACCCCCACCAACATTTGGCATATCAGTAGCTTCAACGATTGGGTGACCCAAAATGTTTGAACCTACACTCATTTGATATAGACCAGGTTGGTAAATGTATTGTCCGCCACCATCTTTAAGTTTTCTTACAGCTGAAACTGTTGATCTATTCATTACGAATGTACCATTTCTGCCATATTCTGCCTTAACATTATGTGCCGCACTAATCATAGAATCCCCATCAAGTGCCGCACCACCTTTCGCTACGTTATTTACGTTTGCGTTAGTTAGTAGACCTTGTGGTTTTCCTATTGCATTTCCAGATACGAAAGCATTACCTTCAGCTTTTGCAAATTGCTCTACAAACTCTGCGTTCATTTCTGCTTCAAGATTGAAGACTGAATCTTCAAGTTCTTGTTCAGAAATATCTACAAGTGCGTAAAGTTCGTGTGCAGGAATTTCTTCTAAACCAACTGCATAACCAGTTGTTTCAGCTCTTGCACCCTCTTCAGCTACCCATTGTGCCGCAAATTCGCCAGTTCTTTTAGGAACTTGAACACTTCTGTTTGTAGTAGTTCTTACTCTTGCTAGTGATCTGATTGGCGAGTACTCTACGATACCTTTGATTATTTCTCTCACATACTCAGGTGGAGCTAAATAACCAGCAGTATTGTCATTAGACACAGTAAGAACTTTTACTTCTTCTGGGTTTAAAGAGTCTTTGCCTTTTCTTAACCATTTGTCAAAAACTTGAACAGCTTTTGATTCTACTGGAGAACCTTTGCCGAAATCAGGTCTTGACATAATAGTTTCTAATCTAGCCATTTGATCTTGGTTAGCTTTTGTTGAGTCAGCCGTTGCTTTGATAGACTTTTCCATATCAGCATACTTATCTAAATCACCTTCGATTTTTTTAAGTTTGTCTTCTGTGATAGGATCTGCGCTACCTTTAGCTTCGATCTGTTTCAATCTTTCATCATTTGTATTTTTGAAAGATTCAAAAGTTTTACCAAGAGTTTCAACAGCAGATTTTACTTCATTATTATCCATAATTGTTTCCTCTTGTTATTGTTTAAGTTTGTTAGCAACTTTGAGAATTAAACTCGCTAACGATTGTTTATCTTCAGCATCTCGCTGGTTTAGAGATTCAGACAATGCTTTCGCACCAATCTTTGACTCTGTCCGAGAAAGTCCTCCTGCTTCACGCAAGATTTTTTCCCACTCTCGAATATTTTTAGCATTTCCTTTTACAGTTTCTATTAGTGCACTTTCATTCATTGGGAAAGTAACTAAAGAAATTTCCATAAGATCAACTTCTTTCAGAGTTCTAACACCTCTTTTATTTTCGTTGTATCCTTGTTTATCAGGGTCTGCTTTAAATCCTATTGACATACCATCTAGTGCACCCATTTTTAAAAGTTCGTATGCTTCACGACCTTTTTGGGTACCCATAGCTAATTGTCCTTTTACATATAAACCTTTGTTGTCTTCGTACATATCTGTAAAGATTCCAATAGGTTCATCAGTTTTATGTTGATATAACATTTTTACTTTAGAAGCTGGTCTTTTAGTTAATGATTTAGTGAAAGCACCTTTTTTCATAATATCATTACCTTGATCTTCGTTTCCAAAGATAGAACCATAACCAGTAAATACACCTTGTGCGTCTGATTTAATTTCTGTTTCAAATGTTAAATGTTTTAATTCTGTATCACATTGACAAATACCATCATCTTGACAAACGCAAACACTTTTCTTTTTTGGTTTCTTGTGGTATTTATCTTCGTCTTCTCCATAACCTTTGCTAATAGCTTCTTCATAAGCATCATGAGTTCCGCATGGCATATAAATGGTTTTACCATCTTTATCCATTTTATGCGTTCCTACACAACCTATTTCTTTTGCTTTTTCTTTAGCATCATCTATGTTATCGAACTGATCTTCTGCTCTTGATACTTTTTGCATATCATCTTCTTCCATAGAACTTGTGTCTATGAATGCTTCTGATTCTGGTTTCTTTGGTTTAGCATTAGAGCCATCACCATATTTTGCTTTAGAAGATATTACATCTGTTAGATTTTTAATAGCATCTCCCATTTTTTCAATATCACTCATTGAATATTCCTCCTTTTTGTTTTTAAATTGAGAACTACATACTGCAAGTCTTTGATCAGCATTGGGATATTCGCTAGTGCTTACTTCATCACGCATACATCTTGACATGAAATCCTCTCGTTTCTCTTTATCTTTTGGTTTTACTAATGGCATTATTTACCTTTTACTTTTTTCATAACCTTATTGCAACAGTTTGTGAACCATTTGTATTTGTCATTTGATCTGCATAATGCAATACCAATTATAATTCCTATTATTATTTCCATTTTATTTCTCCTTTATTGAAAGTCAGGTGTTCTATAAATTACAGCACACCTACAATTAATTGTTTCTGCTGGTGAACCCTTTGGATCTCCAGGATATTTTAATCTATCTCCACCTACGACAAAGTTAGCTTCTAAAGGAACTTTCTGCCCTGACGCAATAGAATGTGTTAGTCTTGTTCGAGCATCTTGGATTGCTATCCATTCTTTGTTTGTATTTGAAATATTCATATTTACTGCAACTTGCTCATTAGCAAAAGATGCAACTCTATGAGATTCAGTTCTTGATATAAGGTTTGCTCTGTACGCACCCATACCTAAAATCATATTTCTTAAAGCAACTCCAGTTTCTTCTGTAGATAAACCATCATTGTAAGAATTAGAAATAACTTTTGCCATTCTTTTTCTAGTAGTTTCATCTATTTCAGTTACCCAAGTCGCAGTGTTTTCGTCAATAAATTCTGATAGTGCTTTATCAAAATCATCATCAAATGCTTTTAAGAATAAAG